GTTGAATGCAGTAATATAAGTATTGTATGCTAAAACATCTAGTATGTTTGATAATCCACTGGCTTCAAAGTCATAGTCTGAAAATTCTGATTGTTGTTGAAAATAAGTTTTAAGACTTGATTTTATTGTTTCAAAATCTAAATCTGTGGATTTTATTATAGCCATTATCTTAACCTCGTAAGCTCTAAATTTAATTCGGCAGTCTCTAAAGTATTCAATATTTGAAATTGAACCAGTACGTCCATGGCATTAAAATCTTCTTTTAATAAAACTTGTACACCCATCACAGCCGCTCTGGGTTCATGGTTTTCTATTGCTAGCGCTATAGATTCTTCTATGTCAACGTTATCGGCATCTTCACTTAAGCTAAAAAGATAACTATTTAAATTACCACCAAAATAATAATCAAAAGGCTTTTCACCATTATTTGTCATCAAAAGATTTTTAACTGCTTGTTTTACAGAGGCCGCATCAGTCTTCTTAAAAATATCTCCGTTAGATTTATTAGTAAAAGTTAAATCAATGTCAGTATAAGAAGCAGTACGAGATGTTGTAACCGGTCTCGTACTGAGATTTCCATCTTCTTGTGCAAAGACTCTAGCCATTTACCTTTTTCTTCATACCGTCAGTTATTTTATTTGCCATGTGAGAAATTAAAACTTTTCTCATCGCTACCGCTCTATCTCGAGATGTAAACATATATTCTCTTACATCATCATTATCAACCCTTAAACTAAATACAAAGAACGCTCCTTGTTTTGTAATATTACTTGCAGATCCAAGGGCTATTCTGTTTGGATCAACTCGTGTACCAAAATTAGTTTCTATTATAGACATATGTCCTCCTAGTCTTTATTGCATTGACATTGGCAATCAACACAAACATCATTAACACATTCTTTACACTCTTCATCACAATGACATTTATGATTGCATTTTTCACAGTTACTATTACACATACATGCCATCTACTTCTCCCTATTGTCTTTATTTATATCATTCTACGTTAACTGTTGTGGCACCAGTTGTTAAAACTCCTGCATCTACAGCATCACCAATACGAGCGACTTCTTTACCTTCCACAAAAACCGTTGAAGCGCTTCCAGTTATTGGTGCTTGGTGTGGGAAAGTATCTGTACTATGCACAACTGTCTGGTCATCTTTACGCGCTACTAACTCTCCTTCTGCAAATACTGTACTTTGAGTTGGAGTGTCTAGTGCTGAGATTAAAGTACCACCATGTCCAGTTGTCAATGAATCTCCTTTTCTACAAATAAAAGCCATTATATTGCTGATCCTGTATTAAACCAAGATGCCTGATTAACAACCTCTTGTTCAACCTGATCTAAGTTTTGATTATCTGCTTTTTCTCTTAAAAGTCTATTTGATATAGCAGCATGTCTACCTTCATCTGTTCTTTGAAAATATGCTAAAGTACCATCTTCAAGTTTTTTATTTCTTTCGTCATATATCGCGTCAATTAATTCTTGCTGAGTTCCACTATACTTTTTGGTGGTGGGATCCCACTTGCCAGTTCTTGCTAATGCTTTGTTAAATACACCAACCGCACCATTATTTCTTTTTGATGAGCCAGGCCCATGTTGTATGGCTGTACTAAAAAATGCTTCCTGTACACCGTTACTCATTGTACCATCACACAAGTCTATACCCGTTGATTTTTGTAATTCATCAACTCCTAAATCATAATGTGATCTTCTTATAAAATCTTTTTGAGCTTGTTGAAATCCTGGACCTTCAGATAAAGTACCCCATTTATCTCCAAAACCTTGAGTATTGTTTATGGCAGCTGCAGCTCCACCTACTCCAGAAAGATCAGCAAAAAAGTTTTCATTTGGATTATTTGTGCCATTGTAATCAGGGTTTGATGATAAAAATGTAAAGAAGTTATCCATAGGAGATGTCTTATCGCCATTAACACCTCTATCAGAAGATATCTGATGAAAACCATATGATTTTGTAGTTCTCCCGCCAACAACATCAGTGAATTTTTCTGTGCCTATTATGCCAGCTTTTCCGTTTGATTCATACTTTTCAGAAAGTTCACCAAGTGTTGATCTTTTACATTTACCTGGTAAGCCTTTCAACCTTTCAATAAGTGCTTCATTTACTTGTGAATTACGTGCTGTATCTGCATTTGGGTAATTAACACCATCTTTTGAAGTTATCACATTACCCTCTTCATCTGTAGTTTCTCCACTTCCTCCAGCGCTCTCTTTGTCTGGAGCCTGATCACCATTCCAAGAAAGTGATACACCACCAAGATTTAAATCAATTTTTGTTCCTTCAATATCAACCTGTTTATTTGAAAATATATTAATATTATCTAGTGATGTTAAATTCATAAGACCCTTGACACTAAAGTTACAATCACCTTCAACAACAAAATCTAGATTACCTGTAACATGTAACTTATCATCTCCAGTTGCAGTTCTAAATCCATTCTTGTGTTGTGTAACTACGTCTCCATTTGAATGCATCTCAATAAATGTACCAGATTTGTGAAATATATGAATTCTCTCATATCCACTAGTATTATCAACTTCTATAACGTGGCCACTCGATGTTTGATGCACTGCATTATTAGGATAAGCCGCTTTGTATCTACTATCATACGGTGTCTCATCGATTATTGAATCATTTGATTTTGATAAAGTATTTGTACCTCTTGCTAATTGACTTGTTGTTACATCTGTTATTGCACCACCAGATTCTTCTTCAATCTTTGGCAATGAGCCTAACACCAAAGGGTCTTGTGAGTTTTGCCCATCTAAAAATATACCAAAAACTCGGGCGTTGACCTGTATTCCTACGGTATTTCCAAGTCCTTTTACACCGCCTTCAGATATTGGTATAACAACTTGCGCGTATGGTAAATCAGCATCCGGTATATCTTCTTTAGATGCATCATGAATACCAAAGATCTTGACCTGAACGCGACCAAGTTCTAAAGGATCATTGATATTTTTAACGACACCAATAAACCACCTCATTGTATCACCATAAAATTCTGTGTATCTACTTGGTATCATTGTACTGTTCTTCCTGGCATCGCGTTTGTGGGAGCTTTTGCTTCAGGTATTTCCATGTTAGAGAATCTTGCTCCAGTAAACGTGATGTCATATCTTTCTCTTTTTATGACGTGTTGAGCGCGTATGATTAAATATTCTCCTGAAAACTTTCTATCTTTTTGTTCAGGTACATCAAATTGGTCTGTTGGTAAAAATTCTAGGTTTATCTTTCTTCCAAGAGTATTGTTATGTAATCCATCCATGAAATGCAATCCAGTGGCTGAAAAGATAAGTGGAGACTTATGCATTAAATTATAGTACGCTTGAGATTTAACTCCATTTTTATATTGAGCTAAATTTAAACTTTCTGAGTATGAAAGATCAAACGTACTAGATTTTGTAGTGCGATGAGAATTAGATCCTCCAAATTGAGTTATCGTTCTACTCTTTTTATCATTAAATCCAAATGCTTTATCATATAAAGGACGTGTTTGTTTATTTGGTAGTTTTGCAGCAAATGCATCGAGTGTATCACCCGATATATCAAAATCAAAAGATTGATTTGCTATTGTTGAGCTACCTGAGGAGTTTATAAATTGTTGTTTACTACCTATGGATCCTTTCTTTATCAAATCAAATAAATTTTCAGTGTTTCTATGCTGGTAATCATATATTGTATTAAAGGCAGAAACATCGTTTGAACCTGATAATGCTTTTGAATATTTAAATGTCGGTGCGTCACCATTATCATCAGTTGGATTAGCTGGTTGTCTATCTAACATTAATGTTCCTAAGTCATTAAACTGTAGATTTTTATCAACCAATGTCGAATAAAAAAAGAACGGGTAACCTTCAACGGTTGTAGCTCTGTTTGTTAGCCATAAACATCCATTTAGTGGAGATAGGTTTGGAACTATTACCTTAAGATTTTGAATATCCTTACCTTCTGTATCAACCTCTCTTCCTAAAAAGTTTGAGGTTATTTTTTTGATAATGTCAGAACACTTACCTTTGTATACCTTGTTTAGATTCAATAAATTAGAGTTGAAACCAACATCTTCTATCATATTAAAAAGTATGGTTTGCGCTCTATTATCATCTCCCCTATGAGAACTTTTTACACTTGAGATAAAAAATATCTTTTTGATTAGTTTTATCTCGGCCTTGCTATTCATAGGCTCTTTATCTTTTCTACTTCTTAAAGAAACAGTAACCTTTTCACCACCAAGAATGTCAAACCTTTCAAAAAAGTTTTGCTCATCTAGTAGTGCCATTTTAGCTGTGAGGAAAGGAAGATCTATATGCTCGTAAATATCAAGATCCGTAACCGCAAAGGTTATATTAAGCGGTTCAGGTACTCTATCACTTTCGATAGATATTCCATAATCAAATGGAGCTATCATTATATTCTAAGCGCATCTTTAAACGCCTCTGTTACTTGTATTATATGACGCGGTCTTACCACTTTTAT